TGTCCCGCCCGCCGTCGGATCGATGATAACCGTTGCGGCCGCGCTGTTCAGAGCCTGGACGGAGCTTGTGAAAACGCCAGTCACGGGGCTGGTGCGGCAAAGGACGCGGATCAGCTGTCCAGCGGCCGTTGCGTTGTCGAGGGCGATACCGCAGACCGGGTTCACGCCGCCCGTCGATAGCACCTTGCTCCCGGTCGGGTAAAACTCAACGTTCGCACCGCGAGCGATCACGCCCGCGCTTTCCAAGAACACGACCGACATGTCGCACGCCACTTCGACGGCGTCACCGGCCACATAGCTCTGCTTCTTGGGGGTGAAAATGATCACGCCGAAGGGGGAATCCGTCGCCGCGGCCTTCTGAACCAGAATGTTCTTCCCGGTTGCGTTCACGAGCTTCACGAAATCGCCGGCATAGAGCGTTCCGGATTGCTCCGGATCGATCATGACGGGGAGCGTGTTCGCGTTAAAAATCGCCGCGAGCTGGGCCTTGAGAGGGGTTTGCGCCATCTGGTTCATCTGCGTGGAAATGGTCATTTTCGTGAATCTCCTTTTTTAGGTTTTGATTTCAAAAACTGTTATTTTTTCTTCGAGCCGTACCGGGCGTTCCCGCGCTCGATCTTGTCGGACAAGGTCTCGATCGCTTTGCCGGTGATCACTTCCCCGGCGTTCTTCAGATCGTTCAGTTTGTGGAAGTATTTCGGGTCCTTCTTGGCGTTCTCTTTCGCCTTTGCGGCCGCTTCTTCGTCCGCCTTTTTCTTGGCTTCCTCGGCGGCGGCGTTTTCCTTTGCCTCTTTGTCAGCCTTTTCTTTTGCGTCCTTCTCGGAGTTTTCTTTGGCTTCGCGTTCAGCCTTTTGTTCCGGGGTCTCGGAGGCGTTCTTCTTGGCGGCTTCGTCGGCCGCGGCTTTTTCCGCCGCTTCCTTTTCGGCCTTCGCCTTCGCGTCTGCTTCCGCATTGCATTTCGAGGCCTTCCGGCGGTTGTAAGAATCGACCAGTTCGGTCATGTTAAAACGGGATCCGTCCTCGACGCTGAATTCCTGGCTCTCAAGGTTCAGGTCCTCGGGGGCGGTGTTATCGGCGTTTGCTTCCGGGGCCGGGGCTTCAGTCACTTCTTTGGCGGCCTGGGCCTGCTCGAGCTTCGCTTTCTCAGCGATCTCGGCTTGCTCGGCCTTGTACCCGGTCACGAGTTCGGAAAGAGGAACGGCGACGCCATCGATCTCAACGTCGATTTGTTCGAGCGGGAGTTTCTCGGGTGCGGCTTCTTGATCGTTCTTTTTTGATTTCCGTTTGAAGAGTCCGAACATTGGCTTTTTCTCCTGGGTAGAATTGCTCTTTCCTGGCTTGAGTATAACACGCGAATTTTTCTTGATCGGTTCGACCGAGTACGGTTCCCCGGCGTTCGCGTTCAGTCGCTTCTCGTAAAGGTCAGGGTGCGTTTGCTTCAGACGTTCCATCGCCACCTTTTCTGGGTTCCGAAGATTTTTCTCGTAAACCTTTCGTTTCAAAACCGGATCAGTAAAATACCTCTCACCGCTTTCATCCACTTCCCATTTGATGCTGTCGTTCTCCCCCGGCGCGGCATTCTCCTTCCCCGAGAACTTACTCCCGAGCGCCTGCGCCATCTGGTAGAGCTGTTCCTTGATCTCGCGGAGGATCGTGCCGAAGTCGGAGGCCGAGTCGTTCTGCTTCGGGACAATCATCTGCGCGGCCTTGGAGTTCATCATCCCAATATCCACGCCGCTCACGGTCCCGAGCACCTGTTTTACGATCGCGGCCGCCTGGCTCTCCGTCCCGTTGAATTCAAAATCTGCCACGCCACCCCCGCCGCCGACGTTCCGGAGTCCCCTGGCTTGCAGTTCTTGGTCCGGGTTCTTGTCATCGTCGCGTTCAAGCAGGCGGTACGGAATCGAGATCAGGACGGTCTTTGCGTTCTCTTTGGATCCCTCGAATGGAGTCAAATCACCTCGCATTTTTAGGTCGGGGTTGTTTTCTGCAACATGGGCGCTTCCACCTTTGTCGTAATCTATGACTACAATTTCGCCAGAATAACCGGTTACGGTTCCGATTGTACCTCGATATTCGACGCGATCTCCGACGGCGTATTTCTTGTTCATCTTCACTCCTTTGGCGTTGAGCCGCATCTTGTGGTTTCTGAAAATCTTGGAGTCCTCATAGCGCGGGTTCTCCACGAGCGCGAGGTGTGTAAAGGTTCCCGAGGTGATTTCCTCTTGGTATGGAATTGCGTTGTATTCGCCTCCCGGCCCTGTTTGTTCCGAGACGTCGAAGGCGCAAGATACCGACCATCCAGATTCGACCTTTGTTTTTGCCTCGTCATTTTCAACGGTAAAGTCGCAGTTGTACCATCCCGTGTCCGGGTTCCAATACGCCTTTGTGACCTTGCCGACGGCCTTTCCTGCGTTCTCGATTTCTTCCGGGGATCCCTCGACGTGCTCGATCGTGACGGGCTTGCCGACGAAGGACGGGAGCATCGCGTCCATCGTCTCTTTTCGGAGAAGCGCGACGCCAGCACCTGAGTCGTAATAGCTGACAAGCCCAGGGGTCCAGAATTGTGCTGTGTAGGTCTTTCCTTCGGTTGTGGTCTTTGCGTTGCGTAGGATTAAGCGCATGGTTTGTCCCTCCGCCTTTATATTACCTCGTCCAGGGTTGGTTTCCCCCCTGCACCCCCCTTTATGTCCTTATCCTTATCCTTGTCCTTGTCCGTTTCCTTGTCCTTGTGGGTATGGATACCCATTGGATACCCTACGATTTCATGCTTGCATTTTGGTTACTAGGCGTTATACTCAAGAAAACAAAAGGAAATTACCGTTACCTTCCGAAGGCTCGACTTGTCGTCGAAAAGCATCTTGGCAGGACCTTAAACCCCGACGAGATTGTCCATCATCGGAACGAAAAGAAAAACGATGATCGCCTAGAGAACCTTATGGTTTTGAATGGCAAGGCGGCGCATCGCAGGATTCACAATAATCCAGAAAGTCTGAAGCCGGGGGATGTTATTTTTGACGGGCGGAATCTTTAGTCGTCGTCAAAGACTGGCTGGGCGACGCACCGGCAGTTGAAGTCCTCGCCTGGGTTCGCTCGCCGGCCGGTGGCTTGGTCCACGATGGGCGGATTGTCCCAGGAAAAAATGCGGCCGTCCAGGTCCTTGTGTCGGTGCCGGACGCGGGCGTCGTGGCTCGTCACCCACACGTATCGGCCAATCCCGATCTTCTCGTAGCGTTCCTGGCGGTATTTCGATAGCAACAGCGACGTTTCCTGCCTTGCGAGGAACTTCGCCTTGTTCTTGGTCACGCCGTACTCGCTCTGGATCGTGTCGACCATGCGCTTTGCTCGGAACCCGCCGAAGGCGTTTTCCTCCATCTTCTCGCGGAGCCGGTAGATCGCGTCCTTGCGCCAGCCTTTGATGTAATAATTCAGGTTCTTGTTGTATTGCTCTTGCAAGCGTTCCGCGACGCCGCCGTCAAGCTGGGGCTCGATCATGATGTCTTTGGGCGTCACCTTCTGGAACTGGCTGTCCAGTTCCTGCAGGATCTTCTCGACGTGGGGCCCGAACGGGATCTGATAGGTCTCGAGCTGGTCGTTGGCGGCCTCGATCCGGTCGAGCTCGAGCTCAAGCTGTTTTTGAACGCGCTCGGTCTTGAGCTTGCTCGCTGAAACGGCGGCTTTAATTTCGATGGGGAGGGCGGCCAGGCTAAGTTTGAACGCTTTTCTGTTTTTGTCCCAGGCCCCCCCCATGTCTCGAATTGTCTTTGAGATCGACGAAGAAAACTCACCGATGAAGTATTCGTCCCGGTACTGTATCTTCCCGCCGTGGAGCGCGGCGATCAGGCCCTTCTTGGTGTTCCACTTCACTTCAAGCCCGGTCTCGTCCTCCAAAAGCTCAAGCAGTGGGCGGTAGATCAAATCGTAAAGGTGGAAGTCGAGCTCCTTGATGATTTCGTCGGAGTAGCGGTCCTTGTCGATGATTGGCTTTAGGCGGCGCTGGGGCATGGGTTAGCCTCTCCGCATGATTCGGAGTTCGCCTCGGGCCTGGTATAAAAAATAGCTGGCGCGGTTGTGGTTCCCGAGGAAGTAAAACGTCATAAATCCCGCTGAGTGTGGGGGCATCGGTTACCTCCGCTTGCTGTTGCCTTTGGGCGCTTCCTCGCGTGCGGAGTCCTGAGGCTGGTCGGTGCTCATGGAGCTCATGGGAACCTCGGGGTCTTTGATCCCCTTCGAGACTTCCGTTTCCATGACAAAAATGCCCTCTTTCTTCAGGGCTTCGCAGTATTCGACAGGGTTCAGAATGCCCTGGCTGTAAAGCGCAGACAGGCGGTTGAACTTGTTCGTCTTGACCGTTTCCTCTTGCTCGGTCGACAGGATCCGGAGGGGCTTGAATTTAAACTCCACGTCTGGCGCGAAGCCGAAAAGGACGCGGCACGCGAGCGGGATCACTTCAAGAAGGATCTCGGTCGCCTGGCCCCGGACCTCGCTTTCGATCAGCGCGTTGTAGTTCTCGATGTCGTCCTCGCCCGAATTGAAGCCGGAGGCGGAAAGCCCGAAGAGTTTCGTCACGGGCATTCTTGCGGCCGCGGCCATGCTGATCCTGTTCTGGTTTAGGATCTCTGGCAAGCCGGAGAAGCTGATCTGCTTCTGGTCGTAGTCGTCCTCTTTGTCGATCGCGAGCATGTTGTGGAAGTTCTTCGTCATGGCGGCCACGCGCAGGAATTCGCTGGTCATGGTCTGCGCGAGCCCGGAGAGTTGCTGGTCGTTGAACCCCTGGATCTTCACCACGTCGATCTTGGCTTCGTCGACGAGCTCGTAGATCAGGTCCTCGTTCTTGAGAAACGCCTGGGCCGGGCGGATCATGCGCTCAATCTCGGACATGCCCCAGCCCTGGAGCCGGGCCCGGATGAAGCTAGGAGCTTCTTTCCCGTTGATCTTGAGCACCCGGCTCTTGTGCATCTTCTGGCCGTAGTAGTTGTACGGGGTCTCGCTCTTGGAAATGGCGGCATAGTTCAGCGTCAGCTCCCAGCGGTCCGCGGCGATCAACGCAAAGAGATCATTCTGCCCGAGGCTGTCCGGCTTGAATTCGGTCTCGGGGTCCTGGTCCGTGTTCAGGATCAGTCCGGCCCCGCCGAATAACTTCGCCCAGCGCATGCCATCCTTCAGCACGGGAATGATGTGCCGGTTCATGTAATCATTCAGGCGCTTCAGGTCCTCGGAGTCCAGCTCGTCACATGTCAGTTCTAGTCCACCTCTGAACGCGTCCTCGACCGGCTGATCGATCGCGGTCTGGATCGGGCCGTGAGTAAAATAGGTATAGCTCAGGAGGATCCGGTTCAGGGAGAGCGGCGAGAAGTTCGCGTCATACGACATGCCGTAAGGGTTTGAAAGCGGCGCCTGGTTCCCGCCCATGAATCCGCCGAACACGCCGGAGAGCATGTCGTTGGCCGGGCTTGGGCTGTAGGCGTTTCGGAGCGCCCTCACTCGGTTCGCGCCCTTTACTGCCTTCACCTTCGCGTTCTTTGCTCGTCGGATCTTTTTCATGATTTCCTCGCTAGTGCGTCGTAGATCGTGGTTTTCTTTTTCATGTATCGTTCAAGAGCGTATCTGCAATTATGGACAAGAATCCCGTTTGCAAAAAACTCGGGCTGGTCTTTTACGGTGAGGTCGTAGACTTCAGGTTCTTTTTCGGAGAGCACGGAGACGGTTAGCACACGATCTGCCACAAGTCTCGACTTTCTTGAATTTGTTGAAACGGTTAAAAGCTCATGTCCGTATCTTACCGCATCGGCTCGAATAAATCCATCTTTTGTCCATATTTTGTGGTCTGGGGTGCATGTTATCGCCTTTCCAGATTCT